TTGGAATCTCTTGTCCCTTTAATATCATAGGAGTAACAGTAGGCTTGTCTCTTGTAATTGCAGGAACGTAGTCGGTTCCTGTTGTTGGAATCTCTTGTCCCTTTAATATCATAGGAGTAACAGTAGGCTTGTCTCTTGTAATTGCAGGAACGTAGTCGGTTCCTGTTGTTGGAATCTCTTGTCCCTTTAATGTCATAGGAGTAACAGTAGGCTTGTCTCTTGTAATTGCAGGAACGTAGTCGGTTCCTGTTGTTGGAATCTCTTGTCCCTTTATGTTGAACCCACCTGTGTATTTCTGAAAATCTTTTATCAACTTGGTGTTGAACCCACCTGATGCATACCCTTTCATATTCATACCGGCAAGATTTGCAATATCGGCTGTAATGTATGTCGATCCTTCAGGGGTATCTAATTTTACTTCTCCCTCATGATATGCATGTGGAGAACCGGTTGTTGCATCTATTCCGGCAACATTGTTTTTCTGCAAAACGCCATCGTTGCCATACCCAGCAAAGCTCACACCATACCTCTGGCTTATTGGTAATTGCGCATATTTAGGCATACCTCGCCTCTGTAGCTTTTGCATCATTGCTTCCCTCTTTTTATCTGCAACCCAATCGTATTGTCCCACGTTTACTCCGAAAGTAGTTCGATTCCTCTTGCCGTTGTTCCGCTTGCCCATATTTTTTTAACGGCAAGAGGATTGTATCCAATCTCAACCCGTCGCGTATGAACAAACTCGTCATTTTCACCAACGAATATGCAACGAAGCATTGCGTATCCAGCCGATTGTTCAGTCTGGTTATTGCTGCTTCCTACACGTATTCCTTTCGGGAAAAACGTTCTACCACCAAGCAAATCCCTTGCTGTTATAGTATTACTACCGGTAAGTAACCCATCTGGTACCGGAAGTGATGATCCTGCTGTAAATGCTGGAACCGGCATAGTTATCTCCTTTTATAGATATATGGTACTCTCTGGATACCAACCATGTATTGATTCTGCTTGGAATGTTTTTCCATCAGATGAATAAAATAATTCAAGCTGCGGCTTACCGTTAATATCAAATGATTCAACAGCCTTGAAATGTGTTCCGAAAAATCTTTCAAGAGAATATTTTGATGAACCTCCGCCCCTATCAAGTTTTCTTTCAAGTTCCTGAATCCTTCTTTCTCTTTCGCTATCCCGTGTATACAACAATAATATAATATCATTCAGCTTTCTAATTACTGTTTTTAAATCAGTAGTTTCCGGACTTGGAAAGCTTGGAATAGTTACCCTCGCGTTCATGGTAAAAATTCCAAAGTGTTTGAATAATAATACCCAATAGCATTATCGCTTATTTGTATCGGATACCTCCTAATATCGAATAGTGAACCTGAAACCTCTGTATCTCCACCATATATTCTTAATGCTGAAAACCCATACGTTTTAACAAGAGTTCCATTGACAAAAACATTAATGTCTGTTTCATCTCTTGTTACCGCTATCATTATCCATCCTGAAGATACAATATCAGTATAAAAACTATCTACTCCATCTGATACTATTATCTTGTCTCCGGCAACTACTATTTCAAAGTCACCGCCACCTAAAACCTGACATTTAAAAAGCGTAGCATCGCCATATACCCATCCAATAACAGCAAAATCACCGATGGAATATGCAAGAGAGCCTGATAGACCGGTAGTAGACATAGCCTTTAGTGTTCCTACAGGATCTTCAATGTAAACTACATCGCCTTCAAATAGTTTACCATCTGCTCTATTTGTGTTGCTGCCAGGGTCATTACATGATAGCCATAAATCAGGAACAGAAAATTCTCGATGGTACCCCATTTGTGGAAAAACGTTTGTGTTTACTGGTGTTCTGTTCGCCATTTCCTGCGTAATAACCTCAATACGTGGAACTCTAAAAGAAGATGTGGCAAATTTAAAATTTATCTGGAATCTTTTTGCCTCAAGTTCTTTTAGGAATGCAAAGTCACCATCTTTGTTTATTTGTAGCAATGAAGTCTCAGGTACAACCTTTTCACCTCCACGGTACCCCTCTATCGTAAGCTGCTGCCCGTTTTTAAGCCCTTCAGAATCGTACCCTTCTTTATTCCTGTAATTCTTTTCGTCCCACGATTGAAGCTGTATATGTGTCTCTACGTGCCTTACGTTTTTATCAATCCCGCTTGTCGAGAACAATTCAGCCGGCATAACAGAACACTGTATTTCTGACTGGTCGTAATCACCTTCGCGGTCGACCCAGCATTCAGGAATTCCTATTCTGTATGGTGTCATGTTCTCTGCATTTATTACCAACGTAATGTTTTCATTAACGGAGTTAAATCCCTTTGCCGTAGAAGCAACAAGAGCAGGCCATACCCATACTCCGGTTATAGGCGATATTCCGCTTCCCTGAGACTGCTTTAATGCAAGCTTAAAACAGAAATCAGGTTTTGATGAAATAAGTTCTGTAGAATCACCATAAATTGTTATATAATTATCTCTCGTGCATACATATTCAACCCCCAAGTCATTCGTAAAAACGCATGTTACATCATAGCGCCCTGCCATTGTATATATATGGTATGGATTTTTTTCGGTGCTTGATCTCCCATCACCAAAATTCCATTTGCACGTATATCCAGATGGTGTTCCTGCGTAAAACTTTATAACGACTGGCGCGCTTCCAGATAGGGGCTCTGCATAAAATGGCAAATCCTTATAAAAGGAGTCACCATAAGGAAGGTTGTATCCGTATCTAAGCATTTATAACCATAACCATTGTTTCTACAATTTTTCTCATTGTCGCAACCTTTACGATAAGGTCTTTTTTTATATCGCCGTCTTTATTAGAGTTTACTACTGTTCGCATTGTTGAATATTGATGATAATATGACATGGTATCTATAAACTCATACCCTGTAAGGTTTTTTAAGAAATCAAAGCAAAGGCTATATCCAGGAGAAACATGATCCATGAAGTTTTGAAAGAAATCAGTTCTTCCATTAACGTAAAAATAGAAAGTGTCAGGATATCCAGTTTCTCTAAAAGTATGTTCTGAAAAATAAGGTATACCACCTTTAATAGTATACTCGTGCAATGGGACGGATATAAAGCAATCAGTATCAACGTAGCACAGTTCAGGCTCTGTTTTTGCAAGTTCAAATCGTATCCTGTCTGATTCCCTTACCATTTCAATCGGTTCTGCTTTTTGTATTTCTATTACCCTGTATTCGTTTTTTCCTACCTTCGACTTTAAAGATTCCATACATTTTAGTCGGTATGGCTCCTGTTTACCTGAATCAACTATCTGCAAGTATACCATTATGATTGTCCTATCACTTCTATGCAAATCGTTACAATAGACCCTAGATTGTTTTCAAGAACGAATTGTCTGAAATAACCACTCCATGACACACAAAACATACCAGGAGTATCACTAAGAGCAATCGTATTGTTATAATCCTCAAGAATTATTGCAGTTCCTGTTCCTGCACCAAGTTTTATTAATCCGCAAACACGTTCATCGGTAGACACTATCTTTACTACCCCTGTAACAACATCAAACATTTGGGTATCTTCATTATTTTCAATGGTATAAAAATTTATTTTTCTAAAAAACCCAAGCGATTCATCGGTATAATGTTCCTCGGTAGTAGTGAAATACCTTAGTATACTTTGGCCGACCGGCGATTCTATTACTACCCCATCACCATATCCATTATACAGTTTATTATGTTTGTGTCCTTCTGTTTTTGCCGTTTCGCTATTAACAATATCATGAAATAGTGCCGTACATACATCAACGTCTTTTTGTCTTTCAATAGAAGCCCACGGAACCGGGTCAGGGGTATATCCTCCGCCTTTCCGGTATTCAACAAGATTTATTCCACCTTCTGTTTCAAATGGCATGGCAATACCTCAATTGTTAAACAACATAAAACCCGTTAAATGTTACCATAACATCGACTTCTGTACCAAGACGGTTTAACAGCACAATATCCCGCAATGTCGCTCCCGGTGGGACTTCAAGGGTTACACACAGGCTTCCAAAGGTGTCAGTATTTGCAAGGTTATTATTTACGTCGGTTATCTCTGTAATTGTATTTGTAGCTGTGTCGATATAATATTCCCCTGCACATTTTGCATGGATAGCTGCAAGAATTTTAATGGTACAAACCATATTAAGAGCAACGGCACTTGGTCTCATAAGCGTCTTTAGATAAGCCCCAGGCTCATTGTTCGGGATAGTGAGCGAGATAATTTCCATCCCTATCTTTGCCCCTGAAGCAAAATCCGAACTTCCAGTATACACCTTACTATGCTTGTGTCCCGAAGTATTTGCTTCACCGTCAACAGAATCACCGACAAGTGTGTCTTCAATATCCTGTTTTTCCTGTGTCTCTACAAGCCCCCATTGATCTTCCGGCGTTGTTGCATCAACCTGTGTAAATCCTTTCCTTACAGTAGACATATATTACTCCTCTTTATATTTTCGCCACAATACATATCCAAGCTGCCCGTCATAAACTGAAATGCTTTTCTTTATTGTGTGCTGCATTTCTTTTGTTATTCTTCCACCCATATTATTATCAACAAGATAATCCTGTTCTGAATATGACATCCCATTAAACAACCGAAGCGATTCACCACCAGGCTCATTAGTAATTAATGCAATGGTTCCGTTTTCAACCTCTGCAATACTATCTATATCAAGGCACCCACGATGTTTATCAATTATTTTTATCGCCGACAACAATGCTACCTGTTCCGTGCTTGATGGAAGTGTTGTAAACTAGCTTATCCCTATCGTTACTCCGCATGTAATGGTAGAACAAAATATTGACACAACACTTTCAAAAACCCAAAACCCCTGGATGCTATCTTTTATGTTTTCTGAAATCTGGATATTAGGAATATATTGTCCCATTAATTGAGAATACCCGTCCTCAAGATGCGAATAATAAATATCGCTTTCACCTCTTCTTGCGCATACAACAAACCCTGGAATTATCACCCCGATATTGCAATTAAGTAATGGTCTCCTAAACCTGTTTATACAGGTATAAAAGTCTTTCCTCGCGTGGAGCATGGTATCAGGAACAACATCATAATAATTTCTATGTGTAGCGTCAAGAGTAAATCCCTGCGTAGTAAGCGTTATGTCGGTATGAACAGTCGCCGAAGCAGCACTTAGTACCGATATTATATAAAGGCGGAACCCCTCTGAACTCCACAACGTTTTGCCTGTGTCTTCTTCGGTTAGTGTATCTCCATCAGTTATTGTAAGTGTTCCACCGGTTATGATTCCCTCAATAATCCTTCCATATCCTATTGCAGCGGCACCGGTATAAACAAGTGTGCTGTTATAATATTCCGGCTCAATGCTTACATGCTTGCTGTCAATAACTTCATATATTTCAAGCCGCTGTCCATCGGCAAGTTCAAGAACAGAATAACGATCAGCCGCTTCAAAATCACCTACCAACGCCGTACATATTCCATCAGCAATAGAAACATAAAAAGCGGCACATATCCTTAAATCCTTGTTCCATATAAACCTGTTCGGGTTATTAAACTTTTCTTTGTAAACATCGTCAACATCTTTTGCCTCAAGATCCTCGGTTCTCCATATAGTGAAGTGGGTAAGGTGCCTCTCGTATTCTTCTGACTCGTCAGATACCTTTGGTACCCATAATGTTTCTACCGTTATACCGTTTGTTTCAGACACTTCATTTTCGGTATGAATTGTTGCGGAATCAATATCTGTTTCATCTGGTAAGTTTGTTCCTGTTTCTATATCAATAGAAACGCTTGCCTGCCTATCAACGAAGTTTCCGTTATCACCAATTCGAGTGCATGAATAAAGATACCCATAGCTATGATCAGTATCTTCCGAGTCTTCATTCCCGATAATCTTAACGGTGGGGACAGGTACGTTAATTTTGTAGATAATCGGGAATCCGGTATCTATGTCTGCCTTAAACATTCCGTTCGATGTAAAAATAATAAGGCTTTTTTTATGCGGAACGCAATCTGAACGTGCCTCAGAAAGAGTATTTTTTGATATGCAGAACACACTATTCCATTCTGTTATTCCTATATCGGCATAAAACAGTTTCCCGGCAGAAAGAACAAACCACATTCTAAGCATACTGTGAAACGTAAATAGGTTTGGCATTCCGGCAATAGAACCATTATCTGTCGTTCTTTCAATATTGTCGCTGCCAATAACAGTGCTTCCGTCTATGTATCCTGCAATTAATTCGTAGCTCCCGTTCCAGTTGAAATAATTTCCGACATCGGAAAGCTCAAACACATTTCCTGAATTTGATAATATCAGATTACCTGATTTGTAACAATTATACCCCGTTCTATTTTCAACGTCAGGAATAGGAACACCATATCTTTTACATCCTGTTCTTCCTTCAAAATATCTTGTGAACGCGGTTATGTTCTCACTATTAGAAAACCCGTCCTTAATTTCTGAAGATGGCGTGTCTTGAATCGTTCCGTTGTTAAAGTTGTCGAAAAGTGTTTTGGTGAGTTTGAAATCTACACCAGGAGACAGGTTCTTTTTCATTAGAAACCCCTGTCAACTGGTTCGCTATCTAAGTATCCCTGGTCTCCTTGCCCTATAACATTAGCATATTCTTTAATGGTAGACAGCCTTATCTGTTCTACCGCTTCAAGAAATGTGTAGTTTTGTACTCCTGCTATTAATAGCGAAGCTGCCGGCAACAAGAATTGAATATCATACGGTTCCGGGATATCATGTTGTATTGTTTCAGATATAATATCTGTCGGCGTCTTATAAGAAGCGTAGTAATAATACCCGTCTTTTGTACCTGGGTTTACGGTAAATCTTATTTGTGCAAGGGTGTTTTTATTGGTTCTGTCTCTTGTTTTAACAAACGGAATTCTTATATATGAAACACCACCAAAAACATATAGGTTGGGTGAGCTTGTTCTTACTTTTCTACCATAGTCGCTCGCAACCCCCGGATTATAAGCATATTCTTCTGCCTTTATAAGAACTGCAACAATCCTTCTTATTGTCGAAGGAAGCGTATACAACAGCACCTCGTTTGTTGTATTAACCGATGGAAGCTCATCGGTGTCGCTATCATAGACAATGTTCTGCTCTGCATCGGTAGAAACGAGCATGGCGTTTGCCATATTAAGATACCGGAGAACTCCGTTGTCTCCGGTTCTTGCCCATCCGTTATGGAGCCTTATAAGATAATCAACTATCTGTTGAGTCGTCAATTATTGCTGCACCTTTCCTTTTTGGCCCGCGCCTTTTCTTGACCACGTTTTCGGCAACATCCGTTGCTTTCCCGGGAACATTATTGCCGTCATTGTCCCCTACTTCGTTTTCATCGGATTGCTCTTCGGAATCATCATGTATATCGTTCGGTTTTTTTTTGTAAAAAACTTCACCCGATACATCCGTCGCCATTTTATTAATTTCTTCTCTTATCACATGATCGGTTATTTCCCAAATGTCTTCTCCTACATGAGAAGCGAGAAATTTCCTGTTCCTCGGAGTGTCTATGAGATCAAAGAACTTGCCGCCCTTCATTTCATCGAACCTGAAATCAATCCTGCCGCCGCTTTCAATAAATTCATATTTTGGTACTCCAGGGTTATTGATATCTTCTCCCTCAATAACCCTTACCGTATCAATTCCCTGTATACGGCTTCTTGTGCCTTTAAGAAGCATAAGTTCGATAAATTTGTACTTTCCGGTTCTTTTCAATGCGTTTTTTTGCGCTGCGGCCTTTTTCTCATACATATCAAGCCTACTCATATAACCCCCACTATTTATTAGTTTTCATTGAATGGCAGGGCTATTACACCCTGCCTACAACATATTGTTTACTTTGTACTACGCAATCATGTCGGGAAAGCCGCAGTACATTACTGCAATACCGTAGTTCCTGCATGACGACGATGTAGGTGTCTGTTGATCCCACAGTATACTTCCGATACCACGCACTACCGTCGTTCCGATACCCTTGAATCTCTTGTAGTCGTCTTCTTGATCGGTAAACCGTAACGGCTGAGGAGTCCACCTGTAAAACGCTGCCTTACCAAGTGCAAAAACGCAATCTCTTACGTTCGGCTGGTCAAGGTTCCTCTGGTCGTTATCACCAGGAAACATATATCCTGTCGTTGCCGAATATTCGCTTGTCCCGCCGGGAAGCAGTGTACATTGACGGACATCCTCAACAACAACGAACTTTCCATACTGGCCGATTACTCCGTAATATTTAAGGAGCTTATCATTCATTGATGTGGTGTCTTTCCACAGCTTTCCAAGGTTGTTACTTGACCACGAAGTTTCCTTCATGTATCCTGCCATTACGTTCCCAACAACAAGAAACCAACCCTTTCCTCCGGGAAGCCCAGGAATGTCGAGCTGTTCAACCTTCCGATTGATAAGGAAGTGCTGAAAGTTTGTCAGGTTTACTGTGTTAGGAACCTGCGATGCCGTTGGAGCAAGCGACCCATTACCTGCCTCAACAATTTTCTCTATCACATTCTGCGTGTACGTTGCAGGATTCGACGAGTATATCGGCGATGCATTCTGTAGCTCAAGGCCAGGAATGAAAATATTCCTCTGTAAATTAGTAATACAGACATCTTCGGTTGAATTGTGGTACAAGGTTTCGCCAAACTGCTCCTGTGCAGCTTGGTGGTATTCAAGATCTTCTCTGTCCTTATTCCAGTTACTCAAAAGCGGCTGCGCCATCGGGTACAGCTGGTAGTAATCGGTTTCAAGGAACTCTGCTCCCTCAGTCTGTGTCGGAACAGCATGCCTACAATCTTCGCGATAGCATTTTGCCGTTACGGTACGCAAAGCCTCTTCATTCCCGATAAGATATCCGGTATGAGTACCTTCTCCGACAAGCGGAAGAACCATTGTCATGGTATAGCTCCATGAATTCTTGTCGTTGATTGTTACCGTTATTGCATTCGGGAGTGACTTTTTGTCACTTGAATATTCCCCAACAAGATCGGTATAAATCGACTGATAACGAGCTAACGCCCGAAGTTTACTGTCCCATGCGAGTTTTCTTGAATTCGCTGGCAACCTTTCCGGTACACTTACTCCAACTGCCATGATATACTCCTTTTAACTTGGAGGCAAATCAACGGGTTCTACCCCGCTTATTTTTAATGCCTCGTTATAATCGTTGAATGCTTGCATGTCGCCATTCTGTGCTTTTCTGACTACTGCATCATAGTCAATGTTACTAAGCACTTTCGTAGCCCATGAAGCGTCTTTTGTTATTACATTGCCGCCTTGGTTGTCACTTGCTCCAAGTTCAATAGCTCCAGAATCTCGCCTAAGCCTTGCCTTTGCGGCTGCCTCTGCTCCCTTCTGGTATCTACTTTCGGCATCCTGCTTATAGTACCCGGTTTCTCCGCGATACTTTTCTACGGCCTCTTCAAGTGTTTCTATTACATACGGCTCGTTCTCGCCTGTTTGTGTATTATACCTTGTCACGGTATACTCCTCACCAGTCGCAGCATTAATTCTTTTCCCGTTTTTGTAACTAAGTATATCACAAACATCGAGATACATTTTCACGTCACTTGAAGGTGCTATACCAATCCCCATAGTTTGACACGATACTGCTAATTGAGGGTTTTTTAATTCAGCCTGCTTCAAAGCAAAGAATATTTCATCTTCAGACTTTGGAGGTCGGTTGTAATACGCGGTAGCAAGTTTCAGTCGCCAATCAAGGTATTCCTCCTCAACTGCTTTAACTGGTTTCGACATTTTGTATTCCGGGTATTTGATATTATCTACTTCCCTGTATGTCGATTCCCGTATGCTTCTTACCCTCGCACTCCTTTCCTCAGCATCTTTCGCGTCGATATATTTTTGCTGCACCGACTTTGCTTCAACGATGTCGTTTTGTGCCTTTTCATAAAGATCGGTAAGCGCAACCATATTCTTGTTCTGAAGTGATTGCAGCAGCCTCTCTTTCTTGCGATACTCAGCAGTAAATGCAACATCGTCATCGTCTTTCGCCATTTCCTCTAGTTCAGCCTGTAACTTACTTACCCTGATTATTTCAGATTTTATTGTTGCAATATCAGTCGATATTTTGACTGACGGCTGTTGTCCACCGCTTGCAGCACTCGATCTCTCAAGTTTTGTTTCTGCGGCTTCGGCACGATTCATGACTTCCTGTTTTACAGGTGTTTCGAGCAGCTCACGAATCTTTTCAGATTGTCTTCCTATCAGAGCATCTTTCTCAGTAAAAGACTTTATAAGTTGACCGACCGACTTGTACCCACCTGGAAGCTCAGACTTCTTTATGGTAAAAACCTCGTCTTCGCCATCATCTGGTTTTACATCGTCAGTAACAGTCTGTTCTTCAGGAGTAATCTCAGGCTTGTTAACCGGTTCTTCTTCAATTTTCGGCTCTTCAACCAAATTCTCCTGAACAATCTCAGCTCCTTCAATTTCACTAAGCTTTGATTCGTAATCATCACCAGGGTTTTCACCCAATGCGATGATCGCGTAGTCTCTTTCCTGCTCTGTTTTAAACTGCATACTCATTTTTTTCAAATCCTCTCCGTGATCTTGCGGGGGTATGTGTCTTCATGCAAGCACTCCGGTCTCTGCCGGGGGTATTTGTGCTGTGCTTCCTGACTCCGCTTCAATCGGTGATTGGTTCATATTAATATTCCCTTGCGGGTAATTTATCTGTGTTGTAGCTTCTTCCTGGTACTGCACCTGCTGCTGCTGTTCGGCAGCCATCTGAGCCTGAATCTGGTTGAATATCATCTGCATCTGCATATCAATTTGTGCGCTTTGCAGGGTATCTCCCTGTATTTTTGTCTGCAATCCGGTAATATTAGATACTACACTTAACCTTGCAGAAACCATCATGAGTTCGCCCATTGCCTTTGATATTTCCTTGTCATTGTCGGTCATCTCGATTGTTTCAAAGAAATTTTTTAACGCCATCATGTAGTATGGCTGCGCAACATTTGGGTCAATCGTTTGAAGCATTTCTGCCCATACGCTTCTCCAGCGCATTTGATGTGTTGCAGATTTTTTATTTTCTACTATAACAACACTGCAACGCGGAATAGACTTTACGCTGTTATATATTTTTCCACCAGATTCTCGATTAAGCGTTATGCTCTTTCCACCATCAAGCCCTACCTTCTTTTCGTAACCATCGTAAGTAATCTGGAATTGGTAGAAATACCCCTCGGCGATATTGTTGATAAACTGACGCATTGCACGATTTGAAAGCGTATTTGCAATAAGGTTTGTCTGGTATTTTCTTTCAAACAATATTCCGCTATCGTTTGGGTCGCTTATCGACGAGAGAGCATCAGATACTCTCGAAACGATAGGAAGCACCCTTTCATACATTCTGTCGATCTGGTCAACAACTGACGAAGGATACTGGTTTTGTGCAATTTTATACATCGGGTTCTTAACAGCGTCAAGATCAACCGGTTCTGAATGTCCAGGTTTATTCTTGTTTTTGTTCCATTTATCAAACTTTCTTTGGTCGCCGTTGAACATCTTCTCATTTACAAGGTCGCTTCCGCCATTAGCCTTGCTTATTAATTCGGTAACAAGGCTTTCTCGTTTATTTATAGTGTCCTCTACGCCAGCCATTGCTTCCGGGATACCCATATCCTGGCCTTCGTGTCGGAAGAAAGTGAAGTGATAAATAGGAAGTCCATGTGTCTGGACACTCGACTTCTTGTCGATCTGTACTTCTGCCTTTATCAGTTCTCTTATTACCGTAGAAACCTTGTGTACCTTGTCCTGGTATATGTCTTCGTATACAGTAGTCCAGTCGATTCCATTAAGCTCTGCAAATAATTCAAGGTACTCACGAGACTTATTTATTGGAAATGGTATGAACTCTTCACTATCGTATGCCCTTCCAACAAGCCTCGTAGTTTTAATGTTTTCAACATAATGTTTGTCGATAACCATAAATTCGTCGCCATTCCTGCCGTGATAATACGGAGTTTCCTTATTGGCGTCGTTCTGAGGATAATTCGACTTGTCTTTACGATAGTTTTCAAGCTCCCTTTTTATCTCGTCGGTAGCAAATGAATACTGCTTCATGATCTTGTCAGGTGTCATGAATTGGTAGTAGAATACTACAGAAGCGTCCCTGTCGTCTTCTGTTTCCCAATAAGGTTCCCATATTACCCTTCTTGAATTAAGGAGCTTAATGGTTATCCTTGGCTCACCAGATTCAAAGCTTTCACACATCATAACGTCCCCGCACTGAACAGCGCCATTACGAAACGTCTTCATTAATGTGTCGTCGAAATTGCCTATCTCTTTATCTTCGTGGAATACCTTGGCAATGGCTTCGGTAAGAATTGTCTTTTGGCCGACAACAGGCGACCATGAAGGGTCTGGTAGATCAGCTATCATTGACCCTACAAGTATATCTGTTTTTGGCCCTACAATATCGAACTGTGCAATAGAGCGATACTCTTCCTGCATCTGATCTTTGAGGCCGTCCCACTTTCCGAAATCTACAGGGAAATACCTTCTCCAAGCTTTATCAAGCCGGTCAAGGTTTTTAACCTTCTGGTAGTTATATGCCATTTCAAACTCATTAATGACGTTCGAGCATATATCTTTTGCCGAGTTCGATCGTGCCGATATGATGCCGGTATTCATTACCGTTCCCCCTCGGCGCACATAATTGTAGTAGCGTTTTTAATCGAAAGGTGGTACTTCTCAGGATACATCTCCTGAGTAATTCCGGCGTTTTTGAGGTTTAGTTTTATACCAGGGATATTAAATGTGATTTTTGTCCAGCGCCTGCAATTACCGTCAGGGCACTTTACTATAATGCCGTTGTCTGCGACAATGCATATAACATTGCCATTTTCATGGTTCTGGCATCGTACAGCGGAGTTTTTAAAAAAAGAACGCAATCCGGAGAATGGTAATAAGCCGGACTTGCGTTCTTCATTTTGTGCTTTGGAGCGGCACATTGAATCTATCTCCCTGCCGCTCCAAGCACGTTCGATAGATTTTACTTGATACTACCCTAATATATCACTTTATTAACAAAATATCAACACTGTCTTTTATTTATAATTTTTGTTGCGATATACGACCACCTTATAAACTATACGTCCAACCAGTAATAAATCTTCCTGTCACGTCGATCTTTTATAAATATAGTTCCTGACGGTATCTTACCAGATGACCATGACAATACCGTTTTGTCGTTTATTTTGTCATGGGTTTTATCTGATTTTTTCCACATATACGGCACGGATATTATTATGTTCTTTGAAACCCTTGTAGCCTCATTAAATACATCACGTTGTTTTATACGTTTGTCGTCTAAATGTTCAAAAACCTGTAACGCAACAAACACATCGTACTTTTTGTCATTAATCGGCAACGGTATATTTGTCGCATCATGAAAATATGTTAATCCTTTCCTTGCAACGATATCCATCGTATCGCTTGAATCGGTAATGTTCATTCCCATATTCCCAAGTTCAAGAACGTTTTGTGGGTTTGCCTTCTTAATTATTTCAATAACATGAGAAATATATCTCCACCTTGATTCTTGTTTTTTCCAATATGGAATCGTTTCGCATAACTTAAAAAACCCTTGTTTCGTTATATATTTCATATGGCATTCTGAAGCTTTACTATACTCGCCATGTCCGGTCTTACCTTCCCGCGCCACCTTGATTTATATATTTTGCGATTATAATCATCAAATTTATGTCTTCCTGGTGATTGGTGTTCAAGGTGGGTTATACATGCTAATGGCTCATAAAGTATTCTTACCCCTGCTTTACCAGCCTTCAAACAAAAATCTACATCCTCTTTCCCCGTCTTGAAAACCTCGTCAAAGCCACCAATCTTTTTAAATATTTTCCTTTCAACGAGCATGCATGCAGCAGTAACACTCTGATAGTATCTTGGTATCATTACTTCGTCGGCAGTTCCAGGCCACCTTTTATAAACATGAACCGGACCAGAATTCTTTTTAATTCCTACGCCACAATGCTGTATTGTCCCATCTTGGTAGAGGCATCTTGCACCAACGATTCCAACCCCGTTTATACCAATCCTGTTTACCATCGGAGTGAGAAAATCATCTTTTATTATTGTGTCGTTATTAAGAAATAATAGATATTCTCCGGTAGAGTGTTTTACACCGACATTGCACCCGTTAGAGAAATGTGAGCCGGCGTGATTAATAATAAGCTTTACCCGCTTATCCTTCTTCAGTTCTTTAACAGTATTATCTTTTGATCCGTTATCAACTACGATAACTTCAATCTTCTGCTTTATTCCCGCATTAAAAAGGCTATCGAGGCATTGCTTTGTTAAATCCCATTTTCCAAACGTGATTATAATTATCGAAACCATTTTTTCCATTTTTCAGAAGCCCTTGTATCTTTTACTGTTGATGCTGTTTCTATAATGTCAAACTCTTCCATTGTTCTATGTTTTAAACATGTAGCTCTTCCCCTTTTTATTTTCCTCTGGTAGTCTTCTTTTGTTCTTGTCCAATAGTGGTTTATCCATAGGCCATTTTCTGTCGGTTGCGTCGTCAAATGGGTTTCTATTGCGTTGTTAAATATACCTACCGTTTTACACCCAAACGCATGTGGGTTTTTTACCTTTACGATTTTACCAGTTTTAATTATTGATTTAATATGGCAAGTGTTGTTGTTAGGTAGTAGAATCCCGTTCAACTCGGCTCTCATTGTGAACATCTCCGGTTGCGGTGCGAACGGCTTTTCTATGCCACTTGTTCCAAACAACAGCCAGTTTATCCCTAAAGCGTCACCTTCGCAATTAACAATATAGTCTGTTATGGTTTTATTGTCATCTTCAACCATGATAAATTCATCGTCATCAATAAAAGCAACCCAATCACACCTATGCTGATATTTTGTGCTTGCCTGTTTACGGATTTGGTCTGCATAAACTAGGTGCTGCTGAACCCTACCATGCCATCTATACACAACAACGTCATTATCAGAACACTTTATCGGTATAATTGAGTCGTTGTCATATATTATAAACTTACTAAATCCCGTTTTTCTGTGCCACTGTAACCATTCAGTAATATACTCAGGCCTACAGTCTCTTATTATTGCGCATATACCTATTACCACAATAATCTCCTGGTACCGGTCTTTTTTATAAGCCAGCTTGAATCTGGAAATACGTCGTCTGGAATTCCAAGAAGAGAATCAACCGCAGGCTTTACTCCGTTTTGTTTTCCAATATTATTACCAGCGTCTTGAACAGCACCAGTACATCCGTAGTCGTGGCCTGCAATATACCCGCCATCAATTATCTTGTCCCAATAATTGCGAATGTCGTTCAATACCGCTTCCCTTGTATGGTTTGCATCAATATATACGAATGCCACTTTATCTGGTGTTTGAGATACCCCTGCATCACTATCTGCCACAACAGAAATAATATCCCTTCCTTCAGTCTGCTTGTCGAAAACAGCATGAATATGCCGACCAGTTAACTTTGCCGACCTGCTGTCATAAAACGGATCTACACAATAAACCGGTTTGAAGAACAGTGAGAAAATAACCGCAGACTCACCATAGAACGATCCTACTTCAATTGCTGTCATTCCCCTGAACTCGACAGGAATATTGAGCAACAAATCAACGAGTGGCCTACAATCCTTACGGTGTTTTAACTGTCTGAACCTCATTAGTTATTCCTTTCGATATACCACGTTTTTTTGTCGTCCTGTTTTTTTATTACCAGAACTGCGCTCGGAGCGCTGCTACACTGCTTTCTAAATATCCATTCAGGATACCACCAATCCAAACATTTACCTATGTTTAACGGAACATTTATTCTATTTCCACCGAACTCGACCTCTCTTAATTCTACGTTAAATACAGAACACGGAATACCCTTTGCAGTAATATTGCCTTTATGAAGCGATTCTCTGTTTATCCACTTTTCAGACTTTGAGTGCCACCAATATCCATTATGCTCAAACCAGAACCAATTACACGATTTTACACCAATACCATTATGCGAAGATTTCCTGCCTATCGAAAACCATGTCCAATTTCCATTTATACCTACCGGCCCCCTCATCCGATGCTCACACAACCCTGACTTTTCACATAACTTTAAATACTCCTCTTTCTGCCCCTGATCTACAGGCAGAAAACACATATCAATGTCGTTGTCATTCGGCATGAAGTCGTTCATCCATGCATACCCAAGAACTCCACCGAACCCCAAAAACATCTTGTCCCTTATTCCGGCTTTCTCTCCGCATTCCAGCATAAGTGCAATTTCTTCATGCGCCTCTTTCCTTCTCTTTGCAGTGAAAAACGATATTTTATCGTTGTATGTTCTTGTGGATTTCATATCTGGCCATAGTGGATTCCATTCATCAAGAACAGCACCGAGATTACAAGGGATATTGCATTTCATCATCCGACATTCTTTAACAAACTCTTTCAACACAGGATATTTTATTTCTCCGGATTTAGCAACCATCCTGGTGCCCAATTCTTTTTCAATTCTTGTCGAGTCTCCAGAAACCAAAATATTAATCGGAATATCTCCAACCGTTCCAGTTTTAACAATTGACTGTAGTGATTTACCAATTACATGCCAATTGTTACTACCGACAAAACTACTGGTAGTGTTGAATATTTTTAGGATTGTCCTGTTTTCCATTGACTGCCTCCCTGATCTTTGTACCAGTATAAACCTCATCCATCGACCGGTCGAGATAAACGCAATTAATTCCCATAGCATTAAAATTATCGAGAACTTCTTTGTTCCCCGCATAGTATGTGACATCGTTTATCCCTTGGTCTATTCCGCATTGTTTCAGTAGGTCGTCGTATTCTTTAGCTGTTATTTTTGCGAAGTGAATAAAATTAATCAGAAAAATAATAAGCGAATGACTCTGGTAATGTTCGAACACAGAATTGAATACTTCACATGCGCTTTCAGATGAAATGAACCTGTCACAATAATCCAGTATCGGTATAATCACAATGTCGTTTGATGTTGACAATTTGTGAATAGACATAATGTGCCCAATGTGTGGCGGGTCGAATCTTCCTGAGAATACTGCTACTTTCATATCTTCGTCTCCTGTTCACTTCTCACCCATTTCCAGTTTTTACCATCCTTCTTGAACCCTGTAGAGATAAATAGTTTGCCTACATTACGCGGTACCGAGTATACAATAATCTCATCTGCTCCCTGTTTAACAGCGAGAAGCAATCGATGAGCGTATCCCTTTCGACGAAACTTATTATCAACCTGGATATGCCATAGTATCGATATTCTCTTTTCAGGAACACCAACTATCTTTGAGACTGCAACCCGGTCGGCAGTTATCAGGCAATGGCCAGCCAGCTTGTCACCATCTGGAGTATATATCCTCAGCAGCATCGGTACATTCGGATGCATGGCGCATTCAATACGTGGTATATTATTCATTTTTTCCTTTCAACGATGATAGTTCAGATTCCGATTCAACTATTTTTATATTTCCAGGGCTGAACATTTCACTTTTGTCTGTGGCATATATTTCATCACCAGATTTCATTTTCCCGGAAGACTCGAATATCTTTGATAGGTTTTCGCTGTAGAGCTTGTAGTTGCCCTTATGCTCCATGTGGCGGCATGATGGCATTCCTGACATTTTTACTCCTTTGAGGGTTTTCCAGCCGCTTACACGGCCATACGTGATAAATATATCTGAATTTTAAACATTATGCAATCATCCAGTTTTGAACTTCTTTTTTATCAGGGTCTCCCCCGATTATGTGGGTGTATTCTTTGCGCTCTTTCTGCTCTTTTTTTGCAATAGCTCTTGCCCTGATATCTGATAGGATATACAATAAGGCGCGGCATTGCAGGTGTCCAGGCTGAGTATCTTTCCCTCGGTATGACCATCGTGACATTTCTACCGATAAATCGGTTAGAGACCGGTGGACTAACACGTCGCCATCAAATACCATTTTGTTGAACATCGATATTGATCCGCGCTCATAGTATGATATCGGAGTTATCGGAGAAGATCTATTCATCTCTTTTTTTGTGAAATATTCTTGGAGAATTGATGACGGGGTTTTCAATATGCAGTCACCACGCCCATTGAAAATATCATTACACACGATTGTTACTGGTTCTGTCCCGCGCAATCTCAACATATTGATTGCTCTATCTCCGATTACGCTTGCATTAAACTGATCGTATGTTTCAGCACTTCTCACCAGCAGCATATTTTCGCTGGTATCATACACCGCGGACACAAAAGCTACCGCGCCAATCTCATCCTGATAAATACTGCCATAAATAACGCCATCACGCTGCACCTTTAACCAATCAATTTTAAAGATCAAGAACATCGACTCGGACACATTCGGAAAAACTCTCTTCATTGGAGTTAAATAGGTGAGAGCGAGAGCATCACCGGAATCTGGAGAAGACAACCCACGACTCTTCATGTCCTCTTTTTTCTCCAACTGGATCTGGTTTTTGTTTGAAAACCCATACTCAACCGCTGTCAGATCGCCTAATAGTTCTGTGTCGTCCGGCAGGTCGAGTCCTGAGCGTATAGAGTCCCTCATTAATCCCCATAACTCTGCCCGGCAATTGAAATACGTTGTTTTGTCGATAGCCTCCGACCCGAAATTACCATCGACAACCCTGAACGGGGGAATCAGTTGCCGAGTACGATCAACGACACCAGATCCTAATCCGCCGCCATCTATGATAACAGTTTCAATACCAGAAACTTCTTTGTAAACCTCCGCTATCCTGCCAGCAACCTGCTGAGTATCCAACCCGCGATATTTCAAAAGGGCATATACTTTTGTGCGCTGCCGTATGCAAAAAACGGTTTGATCGTCTCCGAACCTTGCAACATCTACTGCCAGTATTTTTGGATCGTTTAGATATCCGTCAGCCTGATACCCCAAACACCTGCCAACGTCCTCATTGCTGATAAACTGGCAGGTTCCTGATCTCGGAAAAACTCCACGGACGCGAACGCGAACGAAATCGCTGTCCTCTCCGTAGTCATCAATCCACTGTTGAATCTGATTTTTGTTTGTGCCTGGAACAGTCCGCGAATCGATTTGTTTTGTTATCCATCGGTGCTTGTACTTTCCGAAACATTCCGCAAATCTTCCGGTATTCCTGGTCGGGTTTCCGAACGCTATCCAGATTATTTCCGTGTTTTTGTCAGTGAGTGCTCCTTCAGTAACTTCCCATATTTTATCTGGTATAGAACTAGCCTCATCGTACACAACGATAATCCGTTTTCCCTGATTGTGCAAACCGGCGAATGCTTCTGGTCGCTGGTCATTCCACGGAATTGCATCAACTCTCCATTGTTTTGAGTGTTTTTTATCTCTACACGATATTGATGTCGCAGCTATATCAAACCAGTGCGAATTAATTGCCAAATTAAACCATTTTTGAATCTCTGGCCATGTTTTAGTATCTAATTGCGTTCCAGTGTTTGCCGTTACAACACATTTGCAGTCTGGGCACGTACTCATACCCCAATGCAATATCCACGAAATTAGTGCGCTTTTCCCAACTCCATGCCCGGACGAAACTGCTATCCGCAGCGGCGTGTATCGAGTATCGATGTTTTTCAGGTGGGATTCTATTTCGCCTAAAACTTCGTCCTGCCAAGCCCTCGGAGAATCGCACCCGTCTCCAGAGAGCGTTTCCGTTTTCCACGGGAACGAATATCGAACTATTTTTTTGGGGGAATTGTAGAAACTGCCTATATCTGAGATTAAGTCGCGTTCATCCATTTGCCCGATTTCGCGCCTCGGTTATAGCTGATGATAGATCAACAGATCCAGAATGATTCATGTCGATTCGATCCCCATATTTTTTTGGTACGAGTTTCGACAGCAACCATTTTAGATTATCAATTTTTAATTTGTATGTTTGTGCCACAGCATTTGAGCATTTCGGATCGCAGTTTTGTACAGCATTTAACATTTCATCTTCAATCTCGTGGATTTTATCAGAGTAGTTTTCTATTTGTCGCTGTTTTGCACTCGCGTATCGTTTCGAAGCAATCTCATCATTATTTATTGTTTCATAAAATGTTTCAGTTGACACGCAATATTCTTTGCATATTTTTAATATGCCGCAATCTGCCGTTTCGAGTTTTTTGCAGATTTTATCAAACAATTCATCGTTTAATTTTGATTCCATAGTTTTAAAATACGGTAAAATTGTTAAAAAAGCAACTTTTTGAATGGTTTTGATGAGTTAGTTGTGTGTAATGGTACGAGATATACCAAAAAACGCCTACAAAACAAGTTGGTAGGTTTGTATTATCGCGTAGAACGTTTTAGAGGTCATCTTTTTGTGGATTATTGATATTAGAGTGCATCACCCCCAAACCCCCACAAAATAATATGAGTTTTGAGATGTTTCACCCCGGATTTTCCGCCACACATCGATTTTATCGCCGGGCTGCATGTATATC